ACCTACATTTTATTCTAAATAGACAACAAACAATATAAAGAAAAATATACATTTATAAGATCAATAAGATCTTTTGCCCGAATGGCTTAGTGGTATAGCACCAGTCTTGTAAACTGGCGATCCTGGGTTCGATTCCCAGTTCGGGCTTTTTTATATATAACTTTTTTATATATAAAATTACGAATAATTTTTCCGGGTTTTCATAAAGTATTCTCGAAGCCTTCTAGTACCACCGCCTTGAGTTTTTAAAGGTTTTGGTTCTGCTTTTGCTAATTCCTTAGGGGTTTCCTTAGGGGTTTCCTTAGGTTTTTCTTTTTTTTCAATAGCTTCTTTTAATTCCCCTTTGGTTATATCCAAAAATAATTTGGTGCTATCGACATCCCATGGATTATATAATGTCTGATTGAATAAATACTCTAGTTTATCACCCAATATATCCCCTTTATAAATACAATCGATCGATGATTTATTCGAATCATTCAATTCACCACCCAATAAATTTATATCGACATTTATTTCAAAATATGGCTCTGTTTCTTTTGCAGAAAGTAATAAAGAAACACCCGTATTTACGCCAGAATTTTCGAATGCATCAAAAATCTGAATATTCGATGGATTCATAACCTTATTAAATCTACCAGGTTCCTTTTCTGTATTATCCAAAAAATCGTCTATTATTTTTTGAAGATCTGGATTTGAAGATTCGCGATTAGGAGATCTGAATTTTTTTATACTTTCAATAAAATCGATATATTTCTTATATTTTTCAACTAATTTATCTTTGTATTTCTTTTCTTCATTTTCGTAATTGATATTTATTCCGTTTTGGTTTAAATAATTTTCTTTAATATATTCTAGAGTAGTTATATCTTCAATATCTCTATTCAAATTTTTGTAAAATTTTTCAAAATCTCTTTTATTTTTTGGTTGGAACCATATTTTAAATTGTGAATTTTTAAGGATTGCTTCATAAAATTCAGAAATATCTTTACCATATTGTGAAATTAAATTAATATTTCGTCTACTATTTAATTCTTTAAAAAAATTATGTATAGATTCTTCTAATCTAGTTAAAATATCGTCAAATTCATTTGCATTTTGTCTATATCCTGGTGTGCGAGCACTACTTATTTTACTAGTCCCTAATGAGTCAGAAGGTCCATTAATAACTGTATCTACATCAAAAAATGATGATTTCCATTTAGGACTATTAATTTCTCTCTCTTGAGCCATATATTTAGTAATGAATTTCTCATTTTTTTTATCCAATTCTTCTGATAATTTCTCATTTTCTTTTTTTTTCCATTTATTCAATTCGGATAGTTTTTTTACCAAATCTCCATATTGGTTATTATTATAAATATCATTTAACCATACAACTTGAACGACCGAATATATCTTTCCATCTATTTTCAAATAGGAATATACAGCAGAACCTTCTGAAAAATGCGATTTTAAAAAGGGTGGAATAAAATCAGAAAAAGATAATGAAAACCCCGAAATCCCAGATATAACTGATGTAATTGATTCTGAAATGTTATTCACAAATGGATATTTTGTGGGGAATAAAACACGCAACATGCATAATATGTTGTTTTTTACCCTTTTTGACTTTTTTTTTTTCTTGACTTCTTTATCTATTATAGGTTGTTGTTTGGCTTCATCCATTTGTATAAAAACTTCTGGATTTATTATACGAAACGTTTTTATCATTTCATCTCTATTGAAAAAAAAAGAAACTTGCTTGTCGTAAGGCAATGTTAGTAGATAGGCTTCTGGATAGTCTAAATCCATGGTAAAAAAAGGGTATTCACTAAGACCGCCAACGCTTTTTAGAGCCGGGTTATATAATAATGATTTTGTAAGAGGCATTTCTGATTTTCCCGGAATATTTGTATTTATTACTACTCTTATAGGACGAACTTCAATAGACATATTATAATATAAATATACATTATTCCTAGTATCCGGCAATATTTGGTATATATTCATTCGAATATACCGGGTTTGAATTCGGGTCTTTCAAATCAGTCGAGCTATTATTTTTTTCGGCTCTTTCTAAAACTCGCTTGCATTTGTCGATTTCTTCATCAGACGGTTTTTCATTAAATCCTTCTAACATAGCTACATGTGTGTTAATAAATGACTCTGGTAAACAGCAAAGCATACTATTCTCATTCATTAAAAAATCCGTTATAAAAATGAAAATGCATGTCATAAGAATTGAAATATAGATATCACGTGTTCCCATCCATGTTATAGCAAAAACCAGTATATTTTTACTAAAAGTGAATTTTAAATAAGATTCCATTGATTTACTGAATTTGAACGTCACAAACTTGGATGCAATATTGATAATAATAATCATAAGCCCCGCGAATATTTTACTCTGATTCAGCGTAAGAATATAATTATGGATGTATTCTATCATATTTTGCGCTGCATTTTTTTTACCCATTTATATTTGACGCAGAAATTATTGAATCGAATTTCGCAAGTTCTCCCATACTACTACAAATATATCATTGGATGATTTAGGGGTTGTCAGATCACGGTCGATATCCAGCTTTTTTTCTAATAAATCGAAATCGCATGCCGAATCACAAATATTGCATTTATGAAATGAATGCTGTTCTATCTCTGGGAAAACATGCTCTTGCATTTCGGGTTTAACAATCTGCCCCTTATGAATAAGATGCCCCTTCTTGCAATGTTTCTTTCTGAAAATCGACGTCTTCTTGTCATAAAGAATATCTTGGGTTGGTGATTCGGGATAGGCGGCGTCTACTTCGAGTTTCTCGGTAATGGGTTCTTCGAGTGATTCTTGTGTAATATCTCGCGTTTTTTGTTCGACTGCAAACCCTTCGACATAATCGGATTGATAAAAAAGAATTACTAGACCACATACGAGCAACCCGGCGTAAATATCTAGTGTCGTATAGAAAATGATGATACCTACTGCAACTAATTTTCCTAAAACCGTATGACTTACTCTAGCCATTTGTTCCGAATAATAAACCAATAAAAATATTACAACAATAGGTAAAAAATTAAGGATAAGTTTCATTTATATAAGAAGTAGATAAATATTATCTACGTATTTTTAGAAGAAAGAGTATGTCTTTAGTATCAACAGCATCACTATGGACGAATGACGAACCGCAATCAAACAAAAAACGCATACCGACTATGCGAAAAACAATCAAGGCTAAACCGGCGAACTCTGGCGATTTCGAATTATATAGTACAACGGATTCTACTGAACCGGACGATAAATCGGCGTATATGATCCATAATTTGGATGATATACAAAAGGAGACGGATGATCGTACAAATAGGGTGAATGATATCATAAATAAAATGTCCGCGGTTTCAGTGGAAAATGATGGGGCTAAATTAGCGGATTTCAATCCTCCCGCAAATCCGGTAGTACAAGTGAAGAAGGAGTTTCAGATGCCTATTGCAGCAGATCCGCAGATACCCGATTTAGCAAACCCTTTACAAATGCCTTCGCCGGCTTTTTCGAACAAGTCCGTTAATCCTTACATTGTGAATAATGCAAATATTGCTTTAGGAAACTATCAGCAGGTTTATAGACCACCGGCGCAGATATCGCATAACCCGAACAAACCATATTATGCGGCTATGGGATTAACCGGTGGTTCAGACAGTAAGGTTTTAGAGAAGATTAATTATATGATACATTTGCTGGAAAATATTGAAAATGAGAAAACGGCGAATATTACAGAAGAGTTTGTTTTATACACATTTTTGGGGGTTTTTGTAATATTTGTGTTGGACTCTTTCACTCGGACTGGTAAGTATATTCGCTAAGGCATTTCATATGGTGTCCTTTTTGACATTTTTCGGAATGCAAAAGGATATAAAAATATTCATTTATGAATAAATAACAAATGTCTTTTTTATCTGCAGCGAATGATTGGTTTTCTAAAGGGTTCCCTTCAAGCCCATCGTGGGGTTGGAATAAAGCTCCCCCAAAAACGTCTCTTAAAGAGATTGGTATGGAAGATACAGCAACTCCTTTTATGTTGAATCTTGTTGAACTCGTTCATTGGACTCCGATTATTCCGGCATTCCTAATGGCACAGTCTATTTTATCCAATAGCGATAAATGGACGAATTATTTCGATAATAACGAGCAAAGAACGCTTTTATTTCTTCTTTCGCCAATAGTGGCATTTTTCGGCGGTCTTCCGGGTATTATGATGCATACGTATGAAGGTTGGCAGGTTGCGCCGTTTGATAGCCCATTAAGGGGCGAATTGCAGAATACAAATGTGGTTGTTTCTGATAAAAACAATCAGCTGCTAAGAATTGTCGCATATTTTTTCATATTTAATATGCAGTATATTGGATTGCAATCATTCTCGTATGCAGTTTTGGGTCCAACCCATTTGAATGGGTATTTGAAGTTTCTGTCGGTATTCGGATTCTTTGTGGGATATTTGGGGAATCAAGATTATAAAGCTACGTTTATTTTCAAATGGAAGAATACTGCTGGGGGGTCGACATTTCCATTAGCGTGGACTACACTGGTACCATTTATGCTGTCTGCAACATTGAATATGTACGCGTTTATGGAATTAGGTCAATTGGTATTTCCGGGGAGGCTAAGAGTGGTAAGATCGCTAGCCCCGCCGGTACTCATTGCATTGGGGGGCGCGATTGAAGGGTTGTTTGCGGAAACTGTTTTCGATCAAAAAATACATGCATTTGCGGTTATATTATTTAATGCTGGGTTTTGGTTGGAATTGAATATGATTGCAAGGGGGGGAGAGATGCTTTCGTGCATGTAATTCGGTTTTATAATTTATATTCTTTATGACATTCTGAATAAGTCATAAAGAATAAATAGTATGAATGGTTCTTCAATGGTGGAACCCCTAGAGTCATAAATAATAAAACGAACTATAAAAAGGTGTAAAACAAAATAAAGATAAATGCCAATGTAATATATAATGTCTAGCTTTCCTACAAGAGTATAAAATGGTGGAAGAAATGTAGATTTATTTACACTTTTTCTCATTTAAAACGCCCATTTTATGCATCTTCAAATTCATAAACTGCTTTCATCATTTCAACTAATTCTTTTATTGTATTTTTTAGTTCTTTAATATCATTTTTCATTTCATAAATTTCACTTTCTATTGAAAATGGTGTTTTAATTACGGATTTACATTTTTTAGGATTGGTTTGCCGTTTTTGTATTGTTTCTATTATTTGGTTTTCATCTAATTTTGTTTTCAATATTATGTCTTCCATAGAATTATTATTGCTATACAATTTGTATGCGATTTCTCTACGTCTTGAATTTATACCACCAGTAGTTCTATTATGACATTGTGCTATTAGTTGTATATCAATATTCTTACTTAACTCTTCTAATAATAATGTTTCTTCTTCATCAGTCCATTTTTGGAATGTATTAGATGGATAATCTTTATCTGGATTTTGAGATTTTAACATTTTCAACATAGGACTTTCCATTTTGTATGAGAATTGAAAATAATTTTAAACTATTTTGAATTTTATTAATAAAAGGCGTTTTAAATGAGAAAAGGTGTAATACTTATATAAATATAATAAATAAAATAAAATAAAAATACTTTATACATTATTGAATATTTTGAAAAATGATGAAGTAGTTTTGCTGCATATATTAGTTTTTCTTCTTCATATAATTTACCTTCCTCACCACATAGAGTTTCATTTTTTCTACATTCAGTAGCATAAGAATACTCTATTTTTCCTGTATGAATATTTTTATTTCCATAAAAAGAACATTTTGAAGTTATAGAGTCAAAACTGTCATAGTGTTCCGGTTTGTAAAATTTACAAGTAATACAAGTTGGTTTATCAAAATTATTGATATATGAAAATAAATGTGTATTTATTTTGCAGCAATATAATAGTTAATCTAGGTAGAATTTTCATATTATTTTATATATTATCCTTTATATTTATATGTTTATTTCAATTTTATTATAAATTAGGTATACTTTCAAAGGCTTTGACAAGAAAGACATAATAATGGACTCATCAAATATTATAAAACACTTCGTTTATCCCACCGCGTTGGGTAGGCTCAATATCAAACACCGGACAATGAATAATCTTTTTATATTTCTCGCATCTGAATTCATATACATCTTCCACATTCCCATCATAATCCCCATTCCGATTTAACAACTTCGTATTAAAAACAACGTCGAATATATTTTTATGACATCCTAGCATTTCGCATCTATTTTTCTTATTTTGAACGAGAACATCCCAACGATCTATTACAAATCCGGATAAATAGTCTTCTAAATCGGGAATAAAAAATCGCCCAGTAATCTTTATCACAAAATCTGCTGATATGATTTGCGCGTTTTTATACGCCCATTCAATGGCAAATACTTCGCTAGCGCCTTTATAAGGATTGCCTTTTAAAAAATGTGCTTCTGATAATTCCGATTCCACGTAAGAAACGATTTGAAACCGGTCTTTGAATTTTTCCAATTCTTCGGATAACTCGGGAAAGGTATACCCGGTATTTTCGACAACAATTATGGGAAATTGCGTGTTATTTAACCATTGGCGAATCTTACGGGTGTATACGTGAATTCGCTCGTTCGCGTCGGTCTGAAATAGATATACCTTGTTTTGGACTGAAACGGTGGTTGTAAGAATAATAAGTGGAAGACTCATTTAGATGGGT